CTACCATATGGTGGCATATTTTTTATTAATGCAATTATATAATTGACATAATAATATAATATAAAAAACGATCTGGAAAATTGAAAACGAAAAAGTTGCAAAATTTTTTCAAATAAGACTTGACAATCCAAAAATGATGTGATAAAGTCTTAAACAGAAAATTGAAAACGAAAAACGAGCTGGAAAATTGAAAACGAAAAACGAGCTGGAAAATTGAAAACGAAAAAGTTGCATCCAAAATTCAAAAGAAAATATGCAAGATAAAAGTTCATGTCTTTAGTCTTGCACTCAACTATCATTTACCTCATAGGCCGTACTAATTTCTTCCTATTAGTTGGTTTCAAAAAGCGGCTTAATTTTATTAAATAATTAAAGAGGAAAAACATGAAGAATTATGAAAAGCGATATGAATTTTTGAAAGATCAAATGTTTAAGGCTACGTTCAATAAGTGGAATCCTTCTGTAAATACAAAAAGAATTAATAAGTTGACAGAACAACTTAGATATGTTGAAAAGCAAGTTAAATTGACTGATTAAGGAGAAAAGATAATGATTATCCCCCCCCCCAGTTTGACACACCTTCTTTAATTAAAATAGAAGAAGGAAAAACAGAATTTAGTTTTACTATTAGTTCTGGAGTAGAAGATTCAAGAATAATAACTTTCTTTAATAATTTAGAAACTTATTTTGGTTTTATATTTGTTGGCGAATTGGAATTTAGTAATTTTAGTCAATCGAGAGATAATTTAACTTTTAATATAGATATAGGTGATTTATTAAGTATTTATACTATCAATTTTTTTGATAAAAAAACAAAAGCAAATCTAAAATACAATTTTAGTTTTTTTATTCCTTTAGTTGAATATAATTATGATGAAAAAACAGGCAATTATGTATATAAAACTATTAATGAAAAATATATATCGAATGGTAGTAAAACTTCAAATTTAAAAGTAAAAGCCAGATTTACGAGTTTAAGTGGTATTAGTGGAAAACTAACAGTTAAACTTAAATATTATGGGTTATATATTTAGAAAATAATAGAGACTTCGGTCTCTAATATGGAATGGACGCTAATATGGCATCAGCAGCCGGCTCATAACCGGAAGATAGGCGGGTTCGAATCCTCCCCATTCCACCATATAGGATTATTAGAAGTGGGAAGAACGACTTCCCACTTCTACCTAAAATTTTAGTTTTTGGTAGGAAGATTGACAATGCATGAAAAAGAAATTTGGAAAGACATTCCAGGGTATGAAGGTTTATATCAAGTAAATCAATGGGGCGACATTTATAGTTTATATACTCACAAAAAATTGAAATGGAGCTTGCATAAAGATGGATATAAACAGTATAACCTTCATAAAAACAAAAAATCTTATATAATGACAGCGCATAGATCTGTTGCATTGGCTTTTATTCCTAATCCAGACAATTTACCATTGGTAAATCACAAAGATGAAAATAAATTAAATTGTTACGTGGGTAATCTTGAATGGTGTACTGAATCTTATAATATTAAATATAATGGAAACCGATCTGCGCAAGCACAATTTGATAATTATGCAAAAGAGTTTTATGTTTATGATCTTGAATTGAATTTGCTTGGCAAATTCAAAGGTACGAGAAAATTTGCTAAAAAGTACAATTTATCTTCCAGAAATTTTAGCTCTATTTTGAATTATAATTCTAAAAACCCAATAAAATTGCGTCAATATAAAGGTTTTTATCCAATTTTTTTCAAATTGTAAAATTGTTTGATTAAAATTTTATTTTAGCGTTTTAAGCTCGTTTATTAATCACGTAATGAATGAACCTTGATAAATCAATATCTGAATCATGCCTATTATTAACTCAGTGAACAAAGCATGTTAGTGCTCTGAGACGCACAGTAATTTCCGTTTGGTTGAATAGGGATACCTGTTCGATTGGGCGGCTATGGTATAGTGATATACCGTAGGGAGGCGGAAACCGCCAACAAAAATGTGTGTTGCCAAGAGTTGTCGCTGCAAAATGCACGGAACTTTCGGGCGTAGCAATAGACGTTTCCTGTGGAAAAATAAGCCTAAGGGGTTATAGCGTGGCAACTATAATGACAGAGGTAGGCCAACAATACGCTCCGTCTTGAAGCAGAAGAAATTCTGCTATAACGAAAGTCGCCGGTTAAAGTAGCCGTATGACGGGTTAGAAATTTATCTATTTGATACTTTTAATAGTTTTGGTAAATAAAATTTGTCTGAATAAACGGTGAAATTTATGAGTAAACAGTCTCATACGGGTTTATGTATGCAATATGGCTTGGCCTGTTGCGATACTGGGGTAAGAAGTTAGGGGTCGCTCCCCGAAGCTCAGACTTATCTTCCTGGTGGCAGAATATTGTAAGAAGACAATGGAGGTAGGGCGAAGGCCCAATAATAGGTATGATTGAGATATTGATTTTCCCAAGGAATTAGTCAATTAATAAGGGAGGACATCTCTATAAAAATCGGTCTCAAAGAGAAAGACATCGGTATGTTTAAAGCTATTAATGTATCATATTATGATTCATTAGCTCAGATGGTAGAGCACCTGCCTTTTAAGCAGGAAGTCTGGAGTTCAAGCCTCCAATGAATCACCAGTAGAGAATTTATTTCCCTACACTTCTTGAAGCATTTTGTCTTTTGCATGTTTAACTTCCATTTTATAAACAAAAACCTTCTCTGGATAGAGGAGGTTTTTGTTTATTTTGTCTATTGATTTTTATATATAAAAATGATATTGTATTTATAGAAAATTAGAGGAGGGCAATAAGATGAATAAAAATTATTTAACTTATTTGAAAGCTGAAAGCAGGTCTCCTAATACCATTTCTTCTTATATTCATTATGTACAATCAGCTTTAGATTTTATAGGAAAAAAAGAAAAAGATATTGACTATAATGACATCAATAATTGGCTTGCTAATAATGATTTATCCTCTAATACCAAAAGATTGATGAAAGCAGCAATTAAAAATTATTTTGATTTTTTAGTCAAAACTAATCAAATTATGACGAATCCTGTTTTTCAAATTAATCTTCCGGCATTGAAAGTAAAACAAAAACATTGCCCGAAATCTTATATGATTAGAGGATTGATTGATAATTGCTTTAATATAAGAGATCAAGCAATGATTATGTTTTTAGCTACGACTGGGTTGAGATTTAATGAAATGATTAATATTACATTAGACCAATTTAATAACATGACAGGCGAATCTGGAAGAGAAATTGAAATTGTAGGAAAGGGTAGCAAACGAAGAACAGTCTTTATCAATGATGATACTAAAAGATTAGTAGATAAATATTTGTTAATTAGAGGCGAACAAGAAGGCCCTTTGTTTATTACTAACAGAAACGATAAAGTTAAAAATAATAATTTCAACTTAATGTTAAAACAAGTAGCGAAAAAAGCTGAGATTCCTTTTTGGCAAGATGTTTCTGCTCATTGGCTTAGAGTAGCTTTTGCAACGACTAAGGCGAATAGTGGTATTCCATTACATATAATCCAGTATAGTTTAGGCCATAGTAATATTAAAACCACTATGGGTTATATAAAAAACGATCAAGAAGCAATTAACAAAGCAATGATGACTATGGCATTTTAATATTTATTGAAGAAGGGCATTGTATATGGCAACTGGATATACTATTTATATTGAAAACGGAGAAATTACTAACGGTAAAGATTTTTTATTATTATGTGCTCAAAAAGATGAATCTATAACTCGTCCAATTAGTAAATATAAAAAAAATAATTATGAGAATGCTAAACGCTCTTTAGAAGAAGTAGTTGAAATAAGTTTAGACGAAGCAAAAAAAAACGTATGAAAATAGAATATGATAATAATATCTATCATGCTATGAATAATCTTGAAAAATTGAAAGCAAAAAGTGCTTGTTACAAGAAAATTCGCAATGAAATAGAGAGATGGATTCCTCCGAATGAAGAATGTTTTTCTATTAAGAAATTTGCTCTTGAACAAATTAATATAAGCGATTCTTTTTCTGAAGGTATTGAGCGTTATCAACAAATTATTAATACGCCGTTTGATGACAGCGATGAAGCTGCGATTAAATATATACAAAAACTAATTAATGTGCGTAAAAATAATATGGAGCGTGCTAAAAAACAATATGAAGATGAAATTAGACGTATAGAAAGAAGAAAGCAATTTGTAAACGATTTTGTTGAAAGTCTTAAACAAATTGAGGAAGAAAACAAATAATGACAAAAGAAAATAAATAAGAAAGGAGGAATGTCAATAGATGAGAAAGCCAAATATGACTCCTGAAGTATTAGAAGCTATTCATTTAATGTTTGAAGATTACCCAGATATAGAAGCTGATTGTTATTTATATTTATCAGCTTTAAATACAGACAATTATTTATTATCTTATTTATCAGATCAAGCAAAAAATGAATTAAATAGAATGAATAGATGTGTTGTTTGTGGAGATGAATTAGATTATTATACTTTTACAGAAGAATATAATGAATTAGAGTATAGAGATAAAAAAAATGTAAATGAATGGTATTGTCCAAATTGTAATATTTTTTATTGATTGTTTTTAAGAAAGGGATAAGTATGAGTATTAATGAATCTATTTTGCAAAGAACAAAGAATTATTTTAGATGTGTTGGCACCTTGTATGAAACTAATTTGAAGCGGGAAGTTTGTGATATTAAAATTACAAATGAAAATGGTCAATCTGAAAAAGTCGAAGGAGAAAGAATTAATGGCGGATTCACAGTGAGAACAGCGAATGGAATTCATACATTTAATGTATATGGAACTAATCTCACTAATAAAGGAAAAGAGAATCCGATGTGGCCTATGTATCTTAAAATGTTGGAATGGGTCCCTGAAATTGACAGAAAAGATGATGAAATTCCCACCTCTTTAAATGTAGAAGGAACTATAAGAATTAATGATTATGTTAATCAACAAGGAAATGTTTCCACTACTTTGAGATGGAATGTTAATAAAGCACAAAAAGCAAAAACTGTATTAGATGAAAATGTTCCTACTGGAACTGCACTTAAAGCAACTCTTTATATTCAGTCTATCAAAAAAGAAATTGTTAATGAAGAAGAAACAGGGCGTTTGTTACTAACTCTTTATGGTGCTGATAATAAAGGCGCATGCTTTCCTGTAAAGGCCATTGTGAATGAAGATTTGGCTGAAGATTTTGAAGATTGTTATGAAGTGGGAATGACTGTACCTTTTGATTTTGAGCTTATTGCACGACATGTTGGAGGACGCGTAGGAGAAAAGAAGTTTGGAAGAAAAACAAAAGTTACAGTTAATAATGGTTTTGATGTTCAAGAATTGATTCTTGTAGGTGGGGAAGATGAGATTGAAGAACCAGAATCTCTTGTAGAGACAGATGAAAATGGTAATGAAGTTCTTGTTAAAACTGATTGGATTAATCCTACTACTATGGATAAAGCTATTAAAATTAGAGAAAATTATTTGAACGAATTAGTAGGGAAAAGTAAAGATGATAACAAAAGAACTTTACTTCAGACAAAAAAAGAGGCTGCTAAGGAAAGGTTGAAATCTAAGGCGACAACTAATACTCCTTGGGACACAGATTTTGATAATGATGATGATAGTTTTGATTTTGAAGATTTAAATTGGTGAAATTATGGGAAAATTTGACATCACTGAAATTACTAAAACTACAATTACTACTGGATTAGCAGGAAAAATTATTGGCATTTATGGAACAAATAATACAGGAAAATCTTATGTTTCTGCAAGATTGTTTCCTGGCAAAACTCTTTGGTTAGCTACTGAAAAAGGGTATAATGCACAAAGCGATCTTTATGTATATGATATTGAGAATTGGCATGACTTTAGAGATGCTATTAATCAGCTTACTACCAGGAATAAAAAGAAGAGAGAAAAAGTTCGTGAAATGTATGATTGTGTAGTTGTAGATACAGCTGATAAAATTCCAAGTTTATGCACTCAATATATTATTTCTCGTTATAATGAAGAACAGTCTGCTAATTTTACTGATTTTAATCCTATCAATGAAATTAGTGCTATTCCTTATGGAGGAGGATATGCTTCTCTAAATAGAGAAATTGATATTCAAATTAATAAATTGGCTTTGTCAGGATATTGTGTTGTTCTTATTTTTCATGATGAAATTAAAACAATGAAAGATGAAAAGAATAGAGAATATGAATATATTATTCCTAAGACAACATTCAATAAAGCAGGTAATTGTTTAAAAGATATTCCTGATTTTATGATTTATTTGGAATCACAAGGAATTGGAGATGATGGGATTCCTATTTTATCCAGAGGGCATTGTGTTCAGCATAAAGAGTTTTTTGCGCGTAGTAGATATACAGAGTGTCAACCGATCATTGATCCTTTTACAGAAGAAAATTTGAAGAATGCTATAAAGTTAGCTTGTGAAAAAGAAGCTGAGAAATTAGGGGTAAAAGCAATTACTTTCGCAGAAGAAGAGAGTAAAAAAGAAAAGGTTAAAGAAGAAAAAAGTAAAACTTATGAAGATTTAAAAAATATGATTCAACCAATCTATAAAGCGTTATATACAGCTAAGTATAAAAACTTCGTAGATTCAGTAGTGACGCAATATTTAGGAGAGAATAAAAAGATCAGTCAAACTACTAATGAAGATGAGGATTCTTTGCAATATATTTATGATAAATTATTAGATTTTGCAGAAGAAAAAAATGTAGATTGGGAAGAATCTTAATGTTTTAATATGATATGAGTATATGTTCTATTTGTGGTAAAGAAATAGATAGAGGCAAGAAATATCAAAATGAAAGATATAAAAATATTATTGTTTGTAGCAAAGAATGTTATGAGCAATTAATAGAAATAAAAAAGAACGCTGTAAAAAAAGAGCCATATCCAGATTATAATGTTTTATTAGATTA